GATTATCTTCGTCATACCAGCCGGGAATAGTTACCTGCTGCAATTCCATGAATACTGTCTTGGCAAGCTCGGCGTCCTTGGACTTTCGCTGCACTAATTGCATGGGGCTATTACCGCTGGCCGGGACAACACTTATCTCAATATCTAATGCGCCGCGCCAAGCGCTAGACCCTCGAGCGCGGTGCTGGGCCTCCTCGGATACGCCGGTGTGGTGGACAAGGATGACCGAGCAGGCGAACTCCTGCATGAGGTTGCCACAGGCGTCCAGCATGGTCTTGGCGTCCTGGGCGCTGTTCTCGTCGCCGGCCAGGAATCGGTGCAGGGTGTCCACCACGATGACGGCCGGGTTCTCTGGCAGGCTGCGCAGGTGCTCGACGACCTGCAGGTAGCCGGTCGGGGTGTTGAGGTCGCAGCCGTCCTTGGACAGCCACATGGCCAGGTGCCCAGCCTGGTGGTGGTGCTTCCAGGCGGCTATGCGGCCGCGAAGGCCGTGGTGGCCCTCACCGGCCAAATACACTACGCTGCCGGGGCGCACTTTGTTGCCGCACCAGTCGGGGATGCTGCTTGCGATCCGCAGGCACCAGTCCAGCACCACGAAGGTCTTGCCGCCGCCCGATGGGCCGTGGACCATGATCAGGGCTTGGTCTTGGACCCAGCGCTTGACAAGCCAGGAGATCGGGGCAGGCTGGGCAGAAAAGTCGTCGGCTGGGATCAGCCAATCGTCTGCCGGTGGCAGCAGCAGGCTGGCCAGATCGTGACCGGCCTGGGCATAATCGTTGGCATCCCCCTCCAGGGGAGGCATGACCATGCGCGCGCCGAACTTGGCCGAAGCCTGCTCCGCGTACCGCTGGCCAACCCCAGATGCGTCGTGGTCGGCAACGATCACAATGTCCTGGGTCGCACCGTACATCTCGCGCAGGGTACCAGTGACCGGCACCAAGTTGCTGGCGCTGTAGGCAACAATCACCGGCCTGTTGGTCGTCTCGTGGATGGTGGCCGCCGTGGCAAAGCCCTCGGCCACAAACAGCGTTCCAGGCTCGTCCATCGTTCCAAGCATCCAGAACTTTCCGCCTGTCTGGCCGCCAGGGTGGTAGAGCTTGCCACCGTCGTGGGCGATGTACTGCAGGCTGGAGAGGTGGCCGTCCTGGCCGTACAGTGGCACCACTAGGCGACCGTCTCCGGTCACGCGCGCCCCATGCACACCGATGCCCTTGCGCTGCAGGTATGGGTGCTCTGGGCTGGCTGCCTGGGCCGACGCCCAGATCGACTCGACCGTGGCCGAGGCCACCTCGTGCTGGCGCTCGAGTTCCGCATCCCTGATCGCCTTGGCCTCTGCGATGCGCCTGGCGTGCTGCATTTCTTCGGTGGCCGTGAGCTTCCTGCCAACGTCCGCGCGCCAGGGTGACTCAAAGCCCATGCGCCAGCATCCGAATCGCCCAGCCGGAACGCCGTCACCGAAGATCAAGTACCAGCCAGGCTTGTCGCCGCCCTTGTTTCCGCTGCCTTTGGTGCCGGACTTGAAGCGGTGGATCTTGCCGTCCATGATCACCTGGTCTGGCGGCTCCAGCCCGGCCGCCCGGATGGCGTCGATCAGTTGCTCCTCCGGTGGAGCGATCCGTTTTTCTGGTGGTGGCGACCATGGGCCGCCCAGGACTTTGGACAGGTCAGCCATTGTGCGCAGCCTCCTGGCGTGTGAGGTATGCCATCACGCGCTGCACCGTCTCGTACTTGGGGCTGGTCGCGCCAGCCATCAGGCGGTACAGCGCATTCGGATGGACCCCAGCGCCACGGGCCACGGCTTGAATGTTCCGGTCAGCCAGCAGGCTCCGGAGCTTTTCGAGTTCGGGCATGTTTCACCTCTTTTGAAAAAAAAACGTCATCAGGTGTTGCAATCCTAACCGATGCCGGGTAAAGTAGCAACCACTGCGCGAACGGAATTGGCCGAAGGCGCAGCAACCACGAAGGAGATGCCGACATGGCAATCAACGTAAAAACGACCGGCAGCCTGGCTGCCAACGGTGTGAAGGTGCTCGTCTACGGGCAGGCTGGCGCTGGCAAAACCAGCCTGGTCAAGACGCTTCCCAACCCCATCGTTCTCTCGGCCGAAGGTGGCCTGCTGTCCATCCAGGACGCCGACCTGCCATACATCGAGATCAGCGACATGGACACGCTGCGCGAGGCTTACACCTGGCTGACAACAGCAGACGAGGCCAAGGCTTACCAATCGGTGGCCCTGGACTCGATCAGCGAGATCGCAGAGGTGGTGCTCAACGCCGAGAAGAAAGCGACCAAAGACCCGCGCCAAGCCTACGGTGCGATGCAGGAGCAGATGGCCGACATCATCCGGGCCTTTCGCGACCTGCCTGGCCGCCACGTCTACATGAGCGCCAAGCTGGAAAAGACGCAGGACGAGATGGGCCGAGTGCTGTACGCGCCCAGCATGCCAGGCAACAAGACCGGCCAGGCGCTGCCATACTTCTTCGACGAAGTGCTGGCGCTGCGGGTCGAGAAGGATGGCGAAGGCGTCACGCAGCGCGCCCTGATGTGCGACAGCGACGGCCTCTGGCTTGCCAAGGACCGCAGCGGCAAGCTGGAAGCCTGGGAAGCGCCGGACCTGGGCGCGATCATCGCCAAGATGCAAGGAGGCAAGTGATCATGGCACTGCCTGACAAACTGACCGACAACCTCAACGAGTTGTCCAGCCTGTGGCTGGCCGCCAAGGAGGCCGAGAAGGAGGCCACTGAGGACCGCCGCAAGATCGAGGACCGCATCAAGAGTCTGGTTGGCTTCTCCGAGAACAGCGAAGGCACCGAGACGGTCGATCCGGACCAGTTCACGATCAAGATCGTTGGCCGCATTGACCGAAAGGTCGATGGCGACAAGGTGCAGGAACTGGCCGCAGAGTTCGGCCTGACCGAGCACCTGGCCAGCCTATTCCGGTGGAAGCCGGAGATCAACATGGCCGTCTGGAAGGCGACGGACGAGGCCATCACCAAGCCCCTCGCCGGAGCAATCACGGCCAAGCCTGGCCGCCCTTCATTCACCATCACTCGCAAGGAGAAGTAATCATGGCATTCCTCGGACAAACCTTTGACGCAAACGAACTGCCCCAGGGCAACGGTGGCAACTACGATCCGCTGCCTGCTGGCTGGTACAACGCCAACATTACGGCCGCAGAACTCAAGCCCACCAAGGACGGCTCGGGCCAATACATCAAGGTCCGCTACGACATCACCGGGCCTTCCCACCAGGGCCGCGTGGTGTTTGGCAACCTCAACATCAAGAACGCCAGCGCCAAGGCCGAAGAGATCGGCCGCCAGCAACTTGGCGAGATCATGCGCGCGATTGGCCTGGCCAAAGTCACCGACACCGACCAACTGATCGGTGGCAGCTTGTCGATCAAACTTGATGTGCGCGCCGCAACAGAGCAATATGCTGCTCAAAACGAGGTCAAGGGCTTCAAGGCGATCACCGGCAGCGCGCCGACATTCGCAGCACCTGCAGCCTCGCCTGCCGCTTCTGCGCCTGCGGCTGCGCCTGGCAAGGCCGCACCTCCCTGGGCCAAGAAGTAAAAAAATCCCCGGCCTCGCAAGAGGACCGGGGTGACAACTGCATGAAGGAGATACCCATGAAGATACCCGATTCAGAGCATAGCATCCAGGCCAAGATCGACAAGCACCACGAGTCGATGGCCGAGCCGCCCAGGCCGCACATGGGCTGCAGCCAGTTGGGCCACCCATGCGACCGCTGGCTGTGGCTGTCCTTTCGGTGGGCCGTGCAGCCACAGTTTCCTGGCCGCATCCTGCGCCTGTTCCGCAGGGGCCAGATGGAGGAGGCCACCATCATGTCGGACCTGCGCGCGATTGGTCTGGATGTGCGTGGCGCAGGAAAGCAGCAGACGCGCGTGGACTTCGGTGCGCACGTGTCTGGCAGCATCGACGGAATCATCGAGTCTGGCGTTCCAGAAGCGCCAAAAAAGCGCCACATCGCCGAGTTCAAGACACACAGCAAGAAGTCCTTTGACGACCTGGTGAAGGCCGGTGCTGTGGCCAGCGCCAAGCCTGAGCACTTCGTGCAGATGCAACTCTACATGCACGGCACCAAGATCGACAGGGCCTTGTACGTGGCCGTTTGCAAGGACGACGACCGCATCTACACCGAGCGCGTGCGCTACGAGCAGGATGTGGCCGAACGCTACATTGAGCGAGGCCGCAGGCTGGCGCTGTCCGATCGCATGCCTGAGCCGATCAGCACGGACCCGTCCTGGTACCAGTGCAAGTTCTGCGACGCGCACGAGTTCTGCCACGAGACAAAGACCACCAAGCATGTGAACTGCCGCACCTGCGCGCACAGCACGGCCAAGGACGACAGCACCTGGCGCTGCGAGCGCCACGACGCCGATGGCATTCCGGTCGAGTTCCAGCGCCAGGCCTGTGACAGCCACGTCCTGCATCCTGACCTGGTGCCTTGGCAGCGCAAGGACGGCCTGGACGACTGGACGGCTGTCTACGTCATCGAAGGCCGCGACGTGGCCAACGGTGAAGGCGACGCGCACGTCTACACCAGCCGCGAGATTCTGGCCAACCCAAAGATGTGCAGCCTGGGCGACG